CATAGTAAGACCTAATATACTGGCTCCTTCACCTCGTAAGCCAGTCCAAAACATTCTATAGTCGTCCGGATTTTTTTCCCTTGGAAAATTGTCCGCCTCCATTAAAAGGTTTCTAAACTTATTTACAATTTCTTGCTGTCTTTCAGCTGAATAAAGGTTCTCTCTCATTGTGATGGCGCCTCCTGTATCCATGTAGTTAAAATGTACTTTATTGTACTTCCGATTGGTGGGTTACCCCTATGGGTATGAGACCAATCAGCTGGCCACACTAGTAGTCTATTTTTCTTAGGTGCAAATCTTTTATTTTGATATAAAAATTCTGTTTCACCTGCTTCGTCGATATCATTTAAATACATTTGTATTACAACTTTTCTAGCAGGTTGATCTTTCCCAGATTCATAATGCCAATCATGAAATCCACCGCCTGGCTTAATACTTTTCATTTTTAGCCCATCGGCTTCCATACGTGCATTTTTTAATATACTAAATTTAGTTGTGTATATAGGCCAAACATCTTCCCAGACCATTTTGAAAAAATCTTGTAAAAATGGTCCATGAACTTTATGTATAATGTGATTTTCTATAAACTGGACTTCACCCATATCTCGTTCATGTGCTGGACTATAATCTTTAGTAGATTGTATAAATCCTGTTTTATCTAGTTCTTTAAAATATTCTATAATATCTGTTATATAATTATCAGGAAGTACATTATCAAAAATGCCTATGAAACCATCAAATGAATGTGTTAGTTTATTGTGCATTAAGTTTATTTAATTTAATCATAGTAGCGGCCAAGTTAATTTCAGGATCTACAACTAACGTATGATCAACTAACCCTTGTTTAATTATAATAACAGCTTGGTCTTGTTTATCTTGGTCTTTAGATATAACATCTAAGTTATCATAAAGCCAACGATATACATCTTCCATTTCTTCTGCTTTTGCAGAACTACAAACTAGTTTTCTTGCTTCAGTTATTTTGCCTGCTTTAAATAACTCAACCATATCTAGTTTCCAGTCAGCTTCTCCTTTATCCATTTCGTTTGGTTTTAAAAGAGTGCCGTCGGTACTATTCATTTGCGCCATATTAATACATTTGCGTAAATCAGGATATGTAGCTTTTACATAAGTGTCAAGTGTATCTATATCTGGAGTAACACCTTCTGTAATAAGAATCTCTGCTACACGAGCCGTAAATTCATTTTGATCAATACGTGCAATATGAAATCCTTGACATCTGCTATGAATTGCTGGAATAACTCTGTTAGGATAATTACAAGTTAAAATAAAACGTGATGTTAAATGATATTCTTCCATTACGCCACGTAATGCCGCTTGTGCGTTCGGACTTAAATAATCTGCTTCATCTAGTAATACAACTTTAAAATCACCAAATGGTATCATCTGCACAAAATTAATAATTTTGTCTCGTACATCATCAACACTATTAGTTCTACTTGCATTTATTTCAAGTATATCATACTCGTTGACTTCTAATTCGTTAAAAAGAATTTTTGCAAGAGTTGTTTTACCAATACCAGCATTACCACTAAAAAGTAAATGCGGAATTGATTTCTCTTTGATCCAATTTTTTACTTGTGCTTTTTGATGTTCATCTCTAAACACATAACCATCTATAGTTTTCGGTCTGTATTTTTCTACCCAAAGTTCTTTCATTGCCTACGATTCTCCTGCCCAGCCGCAACCAAAATTATAAACGTATATGCAATTGGCCAAGCCCAACCTATTAAATTTCCGGTGAGATGTAATACCATTAGTGCAATTCCTGTTGCTCCAACAGTTCCTATACTAAAATGTTGCATTGGTAATTTCATAAAACTCTCCACAGTTTATGTTATTATAATACAAAATGTTCTGTGTGTCAAGTGTTAATTTAGGATTGTAATGATAAGCCGTTAAAAATAAATCCAATTGTACATCTAGGACTTACTTTTTTTGGTGGTAAACCTTCATGTAGATAACTACTTGGAAATATAACACATCTTCCTTTTTTGAAATCAACAGAATGGAAAATTTCATCCTTATTCCAAAATTGCATACCTGTATCCCCTTGTAGAAAATATACCATTGTATGCGACGGTTTCCAATTTGGATCTTTCATTTGTTCACTATCGTCAGGTGCGTCCGTATGTTTTCCACCAAAATGTTCTTCTGTAGTTAAGTTAATTTGACATTGGTTTAATTGTAAATCTTCTGTAACGTTTTTAAAAAGTTTTGTCTTAGCATGATGAATGACTGTCCACATAGCTTTAAGTTCCCAAGGCATATCAGCTAGAAAATTAGTATGACTAACTAAAACTCCGTGTTGAATTTCGCGTGTCCATTGTTCGCTAAATGTTCGATGTCCTTGATCGTATCCTAATCCCCTATGTCCAAATCGTAATGGAAGATGAGGAATGACTGCTTCTATTTGTTCTTGTAAAAACGCAGGTATTAAATCGTCTAAAATTAAAATATTATTTTTGTTCATTCGTAACTCCCCAATTATCTATATTATCTTGGTTAAAAATAGAATGAATAATCCTACGTTCTTTTGCAAATGGTGTAGCTTCTCCACTAAAAATATAACCTATAGTAACACGTGGACTTACTTCTTTTGGAGGTAACCCTTGATGTATATATTTGCTAGGAAATATAACCATTCTTCCTTCTTTCCAAGGAACTGAATGACATTTATATGAAGACATCTCTCCTGGATGATTTTTAAAATCATCCTCATACCATGTTAAATCTTTTGTGCGTAACCCACCATCTTTGTTAGCCATCTCTTTTGTTCGTTGGAGTTCAGCATCATATTCTGCTTCTGTAACTGTTCCTTTAGTTACACCGTGCGATAGTTTTGCTAGTTTAGGATTTAAATGTTCAGGATTATTAGACCAAAACTCCATACCCGTATCGCCCTGTAAAAAATACACCATTGTGTACGCAGGTGCATCTTCTTGAATATCAACGTGTAGTCCACCTGAATGTTTTTTAGTTGTTAAGTTTATTTGAATTTGATTTAATTGAAGATTACCAACTGTTGGAGCAATAAGTTTTCTATTTTCATTTAATACTAACCATATAGCCCATAATTCCCAAGGAGCATCTTTGGGGTCTGTATTATTAGCATATCCCCATTGTTTACTCCAGAATTGATAACCCTGATAAGGACCAAGTCCTCTATGACCGAATTTTAATGGATGGTTTAATGTTGTTTCTTTAGCTTGTTTGTGGAGCCAATCCGGAACAAGATTGTCTAAAACGTAAACGTCCTTTGAAATATCTTCAAAGGTCTCCGTCTTGTCTGTTTTCGGAGTCGTTAATGTTAAATTTTCCGCCGGGGTATCTTGATTCAAGTTTTCTGACATTTTCTTCAATTACTGTATTAGGATCAAGGCCAAGAGACCTACAAGCATTAGACCAATACCACATAATATCGCCCAGTTCTCGCTTGAGATGAAATACAGTTTCATCGTTAAGTGGTTTACCTTGGAACAAGCATTTTTTAACAATTTCACTAAATTCACCTCCTTCACTCGATAATCCAATTGACGCTGTTAATAATAATGGAATGTTAATACCTGTTGCATTTTCTAATTCTTGTACTCGTCCAAAAAATGCACCAGACTTGTTACTTTCGACTGATGTAACTTTTTCAACGAATTCTTCGTATCGTTTTAAATCCAACATAAGCACCTTTTTAAATAATACTATCTTGGTCCATATCGCCTAAATAAGCATCATCTGGATCTTCTTTTTGCCAGGCTAAAATGCCTTCAGCTTCTATTGTACGCAGAACAGCAACTTCTTCTTCATCTGGAAGTTGCATATTAAATCCTCTTGTCCAACGTCCATGTTCTACAAGAACCCAGTCACCTACTTCAAATTCGTCTCTATTCTCGTGGCCTTTAGCATACACTTTACCCCAACGTGGTTTAACACCGTGTGACTTGCCGTCGTCGGAAGGAAGTATAATTCCACCTTTAGTTACCATTTCGTCAAAGTTCATTTGACGAACAATAACTCGATCATGTATTGGTTTAATATGACCGCTATAAACTGTGATGGCCCTTGGGGGGCCGCCCATCAGTCCTAAGTCCATTGTTAGTCACCTTTTTGTACAAAGTTGCCATCAGCATCTTCAACCCAATCGCCTGTTAGCAATTCTTCGTCTGGTTGTTTTGCTTCAGTTTTAACTTCTACTGAAGTTGCTTCTTTAACTTTTGTTGCCGCTTTAGCTTTAGCTTTAGATTTTGTAGGTTTCTTTACTACAGTATCTTCTTTTTCAACAATATTAACTCCACGTCCAGGTACTTCATCTGGAACTGCTTGTGGATGGTCTCTGTAATAGTCGGCCATAACTTCTTCACGCTTACGAACAATTTTGCCACCTGGGCCTAATTCATCGCCGCGAGCGTTAACACGAACGTTACCTACTGCTGGTGTTAATTCATTTTTTTGACGTAACAAGTCCATATCAATAGCTTTACCTTGCATTGATACGTGTTGTTTACGACCGGTTTGTTTAACTGCCATTGTGATCTCCTATTATGTACGTATTTATCTCATGAACTCATGCCAGTCTAGTCCATACTGGATTGAGTCAATTTTATGAATTCCAATTAAGTATAGCACATAACTTGCTACACTTGATCCTCGTCCTACACCCCATACAATGTTATTTTCTCGCATAATGTCTACCAAATACACAAGGAATTTTAGTAAGTTTACAAGATCACGTTTTTTGTATTCTGCATATTCGTCGTTTAGTCTTGTTGTTTCAGTAGTATTTGTACACTTTTGTTCTAAATAAGAATACATATCCATATTTTTATATTTGTCTGGCATAAACCATTGTGATTGTAAAGCGTCATCAAATTGTTTTTGGTTATATGGGAGTGGTTGGTATTCTTTTAATGGTAAAAAGTTAAAACCAAGTTCTTTAATAGATTTATTGTATAGATTGGCGTCACGATTTGGCTCTACTAAGATCTTAGAGAGCTTATCACTATTTCCTTCGTAAATTAAATTTACAATATCTTGATTGGTGAATCGTGGTACACCGAGATCATCTACTTTCATGTTTCTCATTTATAAAGTATTTTAACTGATATCGATCAGTTTGTCAAGACCTTTATTGTCATTTCCTAAAAGTCTTGCTTTAATTTGGCGTTCGCTGATCTCTAACTTATAGCTATTCATCAGTAATTGGATTTGGCTTTTTGCGTCTGGGTTGCGGGTTTGGAAAAATTTTTTAGTTAAATCTGAAAGTTTTTCGTCGATTTCTTTGTCAGAGAGTTCAGAAACGTTTTGAGTAAATGGGTGTAACATACCCTACCTATTAAGTAAACGTACTAACGTAATGAGCAAATACTGTAGTACCTCCGTCAGCAGTCCAAACGTCAATAACCATTGGATTTTCATTACTGGCTACAACAAATGGTGAAGGAAAACTTGCATCATATTTAATAGCACCGCCGCCCTCTGTTGCCCAAGTAACTGTTCGGGCAGTACTGTCGCCAAGTGTGTCTAATAGCATTATACGAATTCTAGCAACTTTATTAGCAACAGGCCAATCTGTAAAGGTTAGTGTTATATTGCCCCCTATAGTAAATGTTTGAAAATTACCATTTGCAAAACTAACATTTTGAGGAGCAACAATTGTACCGCCAGCATACAGTTTTTCTGTATTAGCGACAAAATTCCCACCGGTAAGATCATTACCTAAAAGGTCATTAGTAGCGTTTAGTTTGGCTGTATTTGTTTGTAGGTCTTCAATTTCACTTTTAGCCGCAGTAAAGTTATTCTTTACGGTGCTAAAATTGTTACGGAAGCCCTGGCTATCATTATCCTGACCTGCTATAGGATATGTAGCATCAATGCTGGTATCGTCAATATTACTTGCCATTTGTGTTCCTCTCTATTATTTATCGCCTTTAAACATTAAAGGCATAGTTCCCGAAAGGTATATACTGCTCATAGCTATTTCCTTCGGTTGCATCTATTATATATCTGTCAATTTCAAAGTCCAATATTCTAAAATCAAAGGTACTATTAGCAATATTTAATGCTATAGTGGCACTTTCTCCGGGATTACAAAAACATAATGGAATAGCTGTTACAAAGCCTAATTCTTGAACTGAAGTACCTTGAGCTGTAGTCATCCATAATGGTAAGAAATCACGTTCAGTAAGTCCAACTGTTTTTACATTTTCACGCATATTTGTTACATTGGTAATATAGCGTTCAGTATTAAGTGCTTCACTAATTCTTATAGCATTACTATCAGTTTTAACTGGAGTAAATCTAGGTCTAAATCTAAATGGATCACTTGTTGTTGTAGCAATCTTTCCAGCTTGTATAATATTTCCATTCTGTAATTGTACAAATATAGTTCCATTAGCATCAAGAATTACTGTTCCATTATTTCTAGTAATAATTTCAAGATCGTTTCCAAATGCTACTACTTGAATTTTTTGTCCTAATGAATTTTCTATTTCAAATATTGCAATACCGGCCCCTTCTTTAGTAATATCATCGAATGCTTCATAGTCAACACTATCTACAGTAATTTCTTGTCTAGTTTTAATACTTAAAGCAGACTTAACTTTTGTGTCTGTTGTTGAATCATATGGGTCAATTACTTCTAAGTAAACAACTTCATATTGAATATCATTTGTTCCGGCTTTTTTAGCTACTGCCGTTTTAATTGAACCTAATTTAAATCGTTTTCTAGAATGATTCTTTCTTGATACTGCAACATATTCTCTAACTTCTTTAGTTTCAATTCCTGCATAAATTAGCATTTTAATTTCTTTTTGTAAACCAAATGCTGGATCATTAGGTCTATAAATTTTAGCTGGAGTAAAAATATTAGGATCTCCGATAAAGTTATTATAAACTGTACGCTGTTCTGGTTTTAAGAAAGGTTTAACAGATAAGTTACTGTAACTTATATTGTCCGGATCAGTAACTATAATATTATAGTTCTGTGATAACACGCTAAATCCAAAACGGTCTCGTGCTTCAACTTCAAATATAAATTTTCGATCAATAGTAGTTGTAGAACCATCAAGCAATAGTAAATTATTATCAATAGTTGTTAAACCTTTAGTCCATTCACCTGAAACAGCATTTTGGCTTCTAAACTGATTTACTTTACCAACAATTTCTCCATTTGGATTTAATTTTAATCCTGGAGGTAGTTCTCCACCAAGAATTCTATATAATACTTTACTAGTAATTGATTGAGCAATTATTTTTGCCCCTACGCTAAATGTACTAATAAAGTTTGCTTTAATAGTTCCTAGGTCTGGCATAGTTACCCATACAATAGAACTTTCAACTTCACCTAGTATTTTAACTGTAAATGTTTTTTGCTTTGCCGTTAATAATGTTGCTTGACTAGTAAAGCGTCTTGCTTCGACTGTAAATTTATATTCTTTGGTAACTGCTGGTTGATATGGAACTCGTCCTGCAATTTCTCCAGTACTAACATCTAATGCCATTCCTGGAGGTAACACACTAGGACTTTCATCGTCATTATATTGTTCTAAATAATATCCTAGTTCTCCAACAATAGTATTAGGATCAAATACATCTAAGTAAATTGTTACATAATTGTTTGCTCGTTTATATCCTATGTTAGCAGGAGTTAACCAAACAGGAGTTCTAAGGAATGTATTATCAGCTGTAAAGATTCCTGTACCAACTTGCATAATTGTATTATCTGCACGTAAGAAATCATCACCAACTAGGAATATTATAAATTTTCTTTTTACAATTGTATCACCATCACTAACACTTACTCTAAATTCAAAGAATCTGTTAAGTTTCTTTGGACTTTGTGTTGGAATAGATTTATCATATCCTGTAGTATCATAAAAGAAACTTTCATAACCATTAGCACTTCTTAATCCAAAGTCGAATGGAAAACTATCAAATTGTGTAGTATCATAAAAGCCACTACCAGATCTTAAATCTAATGCTAAAATAGGATCAACTATTCCTATAAGTCTTCCTTCTTCAGTTAGTTTTATACCTGGAGGTAATGTGCCATCTCCATCAGCAATAAAATATTCAAGTTCGTCACCTGCTGGTAAATCTGGATCAATTGCTTGTAGTTGAAAGTCAACAATACTGCTATCTATAATATAAAAAGAATTATTAGGTCCTAGTGGAAGTTTACCTTCATTAGTTGTCCAAACAGGTTCATCAGGACCATTTATAATAATATTATATGTTCTATCAGCAATTCCGGCAGAGTTTGTAGCTCGTAATACAAATTCAAATGTAGTGCTACGTTGGACTTCAAATGGTGTTCCTATAATTTGATTTTCTTCTAATCTTAATCCTGGAGGTAATTGTCCACTTATTAAACTTACAATACTTGTATTAAGTGCAATAGTTGTAATAGAGCCTGCTTCTAAAAAGATAGCAGGTGCAGTAGTTACTACATACGTCATAAATGCTTGAACAATTTCTTGCATAAATGTTTCTAATGTATGTCCTGTTCCAGTTTTATAATGTGTTACTCGTCCACCTAAGTAGCTATAATAGTAAGTATTATTTGTTCCGTAGAATACACCACCTGCATCTGGAATTATACCACCTGTGTATCCTTGACTTTTTGCTAAAGCAAATGCAGATTCTTGAGCAGATAAAAATGTTACGCCATTAGCAACACCACCATTGTATGGAATAACATTGTCATTTTCTCCATGAATTGTTAACATTCTTTTATTTTGTAATGGAACTGTAGCTGTATTATAATCTGAAGCATTAGGACCAGTTTGTGTTGTTGGAAAGAAAAATGTATCGTTACGGTATTGTGGATCAAATAATTGTGTACTAATCGTTACATATGAATGAATATCTGTGTCGTCAATTTCAATTAATGCTCTATTCACCATTCCTGCACCAGTATCAAACCCAACAAATTTTATTTTGCTTTGATCAACATTATTAAATCCTTTTAATGCTGTAACTAAATCTTTGAGCATATCAATATCAGGTGCTTTAGATGTTTCAGTTGCAAGATTCCATGTATTATTATATCCTGATGGAGCAACTAAAATATGATCACCTAAATAGTTTTCCCATATAGTAATTTCATTACTACCTATTCCGCCACTTCCGTGTAGTAATATAGCTACTGGTATTTTTTTACCTGTAAGAGCAGGAATAGTAGGAATTCTAATAGATATAGGATATGTATAGCCGCTTGGTTCTTGTGACCAAGTTTTAGTTATATCTATGACTGTTGAATTTATTAGTGTAGGTAAGGGATCGCTACTTAACGCGGTTGATTCTGGGTTGAATAATTGTCCAAGGTCAGCACTAGATGGATCTAAAGGTAGATTAACTGTAGTAGTTATTCTTTCCTCTAAACTTGCTAGTATGTGCCCTGATAGTTGTGTCCAAACCGGTAAATTTGCCATATGCTTTGTATCCTATACTTACAGTATTTATCGGATATTATGCATACTTGGTCAAGTTACGTTCGAACTCATGTAGACGCTTCCATATACTGCGAAGCTCTGTGATTGTGGTCCAGTTTTCTAAGAATAAAGCAAAGCCTCCATGAACCTTTTGGAAAGCATTTGATACTTGTACCACTACACCTAATAGTACAGCACCTGTAAATAAGCTAGGTCCTACAATTAAATATGGTACAATAATCATAAATTGATCGTAAGTAATACGCCAAGTGTCAAAGTAGCCATAATGCATATAAAGTCTGTGATAGTTAAAGCGTATACCAGTGAATAGACTCCATAACGTTTCCGGTTGTGCGTAATTGGCTTTATCGTCTTCACCTAATACTAAATCCTTTCTAAATGCGGCTTCTACTTTTTGATTATTATATTCTAGTCCTGGAAGTTTCCAACCAACAAACCATGAAATAACAATGCCGCCTAATGATACAACTAGAGCTGTCCATACTAACGAACCTTCAATATCGCTAAAGAATGGAATTGTAACTGCATCACTTAATGCCCATAATACAGGAATAAAAGCTACTAACGTCATTAGAGCTCGTACAACTTGTAATCCTAAATTTTCAACAATACGAGCAAATCTATTACAGTCTTCTTGAATACGCTGACTAGCACCTTCTATTTCAGTTTTAACATTACGCCATCGTGGAATGTAATCAAATGTAATTGCTTCACGCCAACGCAATCCGTATAAACGGGTAAACCATCCTGTAGCAACTGCGAGTATTACATACGGAAATGCCAGTACAGCGAATGAAGGTTCTCCTTCAAAGCCGTCCTTTAAGTAAGCGATGCTTACTAATTTGTCGTAGAATAATGCTGTACCTATGTCAGCTTTATCTTTATATTCGCCAGCTGTTTGTAATAAGTTATAAAAGCCGCCGTACCATTTATTGATACCAACGGTAATCTGTACTTGAATCCATAATGATATTGCTAATATGGAACCACCGCCCCACGCCCACAAAGCCCATTTTCGACTTTTGTAAAAAGCGCCTATCATTATTTTAAAACGTTAAACGCTTCGTTGTTGTTTAGTTGAGTTACCAACTACGTACGGATAAACAGGTTGGAGGTTTGAATCTACTGTTAAGTAATATGCCCATGTGCCGTTTGGATAATCAGGAGTTTTATTATATCTACCGTTGTATACATCTAAGTGACCAGTACCTACTTGGTATTCATGATCATTAATAAATGTACCAGCAGATTTTTCACCGTAAGTGTAACCACGTCCTGAAGGTTCTGTTGTGTAGTATTGGTATGATGAAGTCATTCTAGTAACTGCGGTTCCTAATTCTGCATTAGCATCTGTATATGAATAAGGTCCGTAAATAGGATATCCATCGAAACAATATCCAAGTATCTTACTGTGACCATCTGGATGTCTAAACTGATCACTATTGTAATTAGTTCCTGTGTAATAAGTTGGTGTTGGGGTTGAATTTGTTAGCATTGTAGCACCCCATGATGCTCCCGTTTCTGCTGAGCCTGTTGGAAGAAACATAAACATTCCAGACATATAATGATATTGTCCGTTAATTTCTGGCCAACCACCTGCGTCGTCACCACCGAAGTT